GTGATGAAACCGTCATCTTCGACCAGCGGCGCGACGGCCTTGGCGGCTTTGGTCCAATTGCGGATCGCCTCTTCCTCTGACGCGCCATAGGCGTTCACGCCATGCAGGGCGATTTCGAACAGATGGCTGGACTGCGCCGCCTCGGCGGGTGGCACATAGCTGCCGCCGCATTCCATGACTTCATTCATGAACGCATCTTTCTGTCCAGCAATGCCAAGACATTCGAGGTTCAACAGGAATGCAGTCAGGCGGTCATTCAGCAGATGGGTGGTCATAGCAGCGACTCCTGCATGGCATCGCCGGGGCGCGCCGTGGCCACGGTTTCAAGAACGTGGAACTGGGCGTCGTTTTCCTTGGCGAGTTTCTGGGCTGCGGCCATTGCTTCATCAAAGGATGAATAGCGGGCGCGCGGTTCGGTCTTGGAGTGCGGGCCGGTCGGTTTCCGACACACCATCCAAAAGCGGGCGAACTGGGGCAGGTCGGCCATTATGCTGCACCGTCATAAAGGGATTGTGAGCGGCAGGATTTGCACATGCGGTTGTGTGGTCCGTCACTCATGAAGCTAGACGAACAGGTCATGCATTTGCGGGTCTTGTGTTGTGCTTGGCGCTTCAGGCGCTCTAGCGCCTCATGGGCGCGAGTGTGGCAGGCAGGGCCGTGAACCACTTCACCATCCTTTCGGACGAAATCGGCGTTCCGATCCCGCACAATCTCAAACTTCGGATGAATGCCCATCACGCCACCTGCGCTTGCTGGTTGCGTGTCCGGGCCGGGCAGTCGCGGCCTTGATTGCAATCATGGTTGCAGGGCGGGCAGGTCTGCACCCGAAGGCGGCGCTGGCAAACGGTCTGGCCGCGTTCGGCCTTCAGTGTGGCCCATGCCGGCAAGCGCAGGCTGGGGCGGTGGTGCGGCTTAGGGTTGCTGACCACTGACAAGGCGTCTGCCTGTCGCTGTGGTGTGCTGGGGGTAGGAAATCGCATGTTGGCCTCCGATAAGATGAGGCCGAAACTAGATTGTGTAATTATCCAATGTCAATCGAAAATTGTGTAATTATCCAATAATGATTTGACTACGTGGTGCTTCAGGGTTGGTTGGATTCGCGATGAAAGGAAATCAGTTGCTCCGTTCGAGGATGTTCAAAAGGCGGTCTGATCTGTCCAGCGCCCCTTCAGCAATGCACAAGGACAGGCGGTAAGACAGTTCGCGCGGGCGAGCGGTTCGGCCGTGTAGTGCATCAAGCGCTTCTATGGCTAAAGCCCCTTTTGCTGGGTTAGTTGCGCAGTCCCCCAATGCTGCCACGTATTGGCTGCTAAAGTCTTCAGGCTCAGGGCGACTCCATAACACGAACGCAATAGCAAAACCTGCTGCCGCGATAGCGAGCATTCCAATCTTTGGGATTGTTGAACTGCCGGTTGGCGGGCGATGTGGTTGTGTGGTTGATGGTAGAGGTCTTTGGGGTTTTGTTGGGCTTGCCGGTAGTTCAGCGGCAAGCTTTTGCTTTAGTCGCGCGCGTTCATCCGCGCATGAATTGCAGTAACCATATGTATTTAATTGATTAAATGTGAAATCGTCGTGACAGCCACGGCATGCAGACATCTGTTTGCCTCTTGTATATGTTCTGGTAATGTTCTGGTTATGGTAGATTCTCGCAAAGGTTTCAGCAACACGGCATTAGTCAATCGCCTTTCTGATCGACAGGCGGTGTTGTTGTCTCTGCACCTTGCATCACTGCCGTTTCAGAGCCTTCGCGCTGAGAGAGAATTGCAGTTAGGGAAGCTTCCAGTATTGCTTGCTCTGAAGGGGTCAGGCGGGCGATCTGTTCCGCAAGTTGGTTGCGAACCTGCGCCGGGGAAAGCCCCATAAACTCTTCAACGGTTTCGTCGAAGGCGGCGGCAACCTTAATTGCATCATCCACACCCATGTTGCGTGTGGTTCCGCGCTTCAGCGCGTAAAGTGAATCCTTCTTAACGCCCGACTTGTTGGCGATGTCTGTGACACGCGCACCAGTCCGATCAAGGTGTTCATTGAAGGCTTCGCTGAAGGTTTTCTGCATGTTCATAAACTACTTGGGCAATAGTCCAACGGCAAATGTGCATTTGCCCATTGACGAAATGGATAATTACACAATAAACTTGGCGCATGACCCATGAAACGATCCTTAAAGAACTCGAAGACTACTGCCGCGCGACGGGCCTGAAACCGTCGACGGTCTGTGTTCGGGCGTTAAATGACAGCAGATATGTGGCGCGACACCAGCGCCGCTTGGACGCGCTGAACCGGGACGCGAACAAAATCCGCCAATACATGGCCGACAATCCAGCCACGGTGGCGACAGGTCAGGTGGCGGCGGAATGATGGTTGGGCTTGCTGTTTCATATCCTGACTATCGCACTGCATGCGTGATCGACCAAGGAAACGAGGTTTCCAATGGCTGATCCGGTGACGCGCGGCATTTTCGATGGGCTTGTTCGCCGCGCTGGCGGCGTCGAGGCTGTCGCGGCAGTTCTAGAAGCCCGCTATGGCAAGGGGTGCAAGGGCGCGATCAGTAAGATGTGTTCCGGCCAGCTTGGCGTCACGGTGGATGCGGCCATCGCGGTCGAAGATTTTGTTGGCGCGTTTCCCCTGACCAATCGCATGTTTGAACGCACCGGGCGTGAAGGTGTTCGGGTTGGGTGCCTGCAAACCTTGGCGGCAAAAAGCACGGTGGCCAGTGGGCAGGCGCATGCTGCGCTGATACGGGCGTTTTCGCATCTGAGCGACAATCCTGAATGCCTGACCGCAGATGAACGCGCAGAAGTTTTCGCGGAAATGCGCGCCGCGCGTCAGGTGCTGACCGACATCATCGAAGCAGCGGAGGCGGCGGGATGATGTCTGACGTTCATCTGCCATCGAAACGCGATTGGTGCCACCCGGCCCTTGATGCCTATGCGGGCGCATGCCTGCTGCAACGCGATGCCGATCTGGCGGATGTCATGTCACATGCGCGCGGGCGCTTGGCGTATCTGGCCACGCCCTATTCGAAGATTGCGCTGTGCGACTGTGGCGCATGGCATCAGAGCGCATCGCTGGAAGCGGCTGTGCGCGCGGCCCGTTGGGCGATAGTATTGGCGGCTGAGGGTGTCACGGCGGTTTCGCCGATCATTCAATCTGTTGAAATGGTTCATGCGGATCTGGCGGATATGCTTGATCCGCTGGACGCAGTTTTTTGGGAAGGATGGTGCCGTCCGTTGTTGGCGGCGTCCGGTGTGGTCATCGTGCCGCCGATTCCAGGCTGGAAAGATAGCGAAGGCATCTGGGTCGAGGTCTGCGCCGCATTGCGCAGCAATCGTCGCGTGTTCCTGATCGGGGAAAGCGAAGGGGGTGCGCTGTGAATGCGATCACCGCTAATGCTGAAAGCCAGCGCCGGATCCGTCGCCCGCGTGAACCGCAAGGGCGGCGCATCTTTGTTTGCCGTTTGGCCGATGGCCGGTTTTTGTTTGTGCTGTTCGACTGCGAGATTGGTTTGCCGATCACTGTCTTTTGCGAAGGCATGGTCATCCGGTGCGAAGGCAAGGGCACGATCCGATTGGGGGTGCCGCATGACCTTCGCTGACGTGGACCGCAACCAGATCGAAGAACACGACATCGACCCGCGCGCCTGCCGGGCGCTGTGGTGTGCGGTGGTCGAAGAGCAATTCCGGTTGGCCGTGTCGCCCAAGATGGCTGACCGTCCTGCAGAAATATCCGCCGCGCGCCGCTGGTTCGGCACCCGTGATTTCTTCATGGCCTGCGCCTTGGCTGGCGTCGATGGCGCATGGGTTCTGTGGGGCGTTCGCCATCATCTGGCTTTGCAGGGGGTGGTGTGATGGGCAAGCGGGTTTATCAGAACATCGAAATTCGCGGGGTGGTTTACCCTGATGTCAACGCCGCTGCAGCGGCGCTTGGCGTGACGGCTGGTCAGGTGCGCATGGCTGTGCGCAAAGATCGGCTGGATGGTCTGGGCACCCGCCCGGCGCTGAAATTGGGATAGGTCACGCCGCGAATGGTGACAGGGCGCAGCGCCGCTGGAAGGGCGCTTGGTGTCCATCCGAACACGGTGCGCGCGGCCTATCGCAATGGCACCTTGCATCGTGTCGGCACCGGGCGCGTGGGGCCTGAGCCGATGCGGGTGCGCATCGCGGGCAAGGATTTCGAGGACGTGAACGCAGCAGCGGCGCACTTTGGGGTGCAGCCCGGCACGGTCTATTCCGCGATCTGTGATGGCGATCCTGACCGGGTTGCCCGGCCTGCGGTCTATAATCCGTGGAAGTCAAAGCCCTTCACCATTGGCGGGCTGAACTTTCCGTCGATGCGCGCGGCCCGCCGTGCCTTGGGGTTCAAGGATGAAGAGTTCATCGCCAAGGCGGTGAAGCGTGGGTCGCGCCGTGGGCGTGAACGTATTTTGGCGGCGGCGATGACCTATGTCGCGCAGGGCAAGCATGTCGGGGGTGCAGCATGACTGGCATTCACCGCGACATCACCATCGGAAACTGCCGCCTGATCTTGGGCGACATGCGCGATGTGCTGCCAGCGTTGCAGCCGCGCGCCAAGCTGTGCTTGTCTGATCCGCCATATCGCATCACGTCCGGCGGCAATAGCACGGGCGAAATGGGCGGCTGTTTCGCCAAGGATGCCTATGACAATTCGGGAGAGTTGTTCGACATGGTTGAATGGGCCGACATGGCCCCGCTGATCTATGGCGCGCTGGCGGATTATGCGGATGCCATCATCATGGCGTCAGATCGGGAAGAGGGTGCCGCCCGCGCCGCGTTCGATGCGGCTGGCTTTGGCTTTCACCGTCTGTTGGTCTGGGACAAGATCACGGCCACACCAAACCGCTGGTATATGCCGAACTGCGAATTCGGGTTGTATCTCTATAAGGGCCGCGCCCGGCGCATCACCGATTGTTCTTCGAAGGCATTGATCCGCTGTCCGCAGCAGGATGTGTCGCACCTGTATCT